GGGCGGGACGTATAGCGGAACGGGGGGTAATTGGGGGAAAAAGTGGGGATAAATAGGGGAATTTGAATATATTTGATATATTCTTTAAAATCATTAGAAAAACTTCAATATGTTCAATGGATTACATTACGATATTGTATTATATGTTAAACGATATGATATTCCTTTATAATCAATGAATATTAATGTTTTATACTGTTTTATTTGATATATTTAAATAGAACTATCTATTAAGAATATAACAAGTTACTTCAAACCCTAATCTTAGATCTCTGAATGTTGGTTTTGTCCACATTTTATCACCTATTAAACAACTTGTCAACTCTTTTGTATTTATACAAAAAACATCTCTATGTGTTACATTATGTATGGTGGGCCCCCTCGGACTTGAACCGAGAACCAACAGATTATGAGTCTGGTGCTCTAACCATTGAGCTAGAGGCCCTTTAGAAATGTATTGTCTGACCTATTTGGGAGTGAGGTTGCATTCCTCTCCGTAGCGACTAGTCAGTTATCTCAGGATTCGTTCCTCGCCAGTTGAACCCGAATAGTATATGCGTCCATATACGCTACCTTGACAATACATTTCTAAAAATTGGCTTCGGAAGATGGATTCGAACCACCATTCGCAGAGTCAAAGTCTGCTGTCCTACCATTAGACGATCCCGAAATAAAATCAATATACCTCTAAAATACTCGTCGTCCCGTCACTGTAAGAGTCCTGTTATTCCTCCGAAACAGATGAGGAGAAATAGAAATAGAATGTATTGGAGAAAGTATATAAAGTATTTCATTTTAGTATTAATGGAGCGGAAGATGGGGGTCGAACCCACGACATCTGACTTGGAAGGACAGCGCTCTGCCTCTGAGCTACTTCCGCATTATGTTTACATTATACTCTTGATTATTTGATTTGTCAAGCTTTTAGATTAACATTAGAAGAAGAATGGTTATAAATCCTGCTGCTACAATATATTTTTCATACTTGGTATTCATATAGGTAATATGCTGATGAGATGAAAATTAAAAGAGAAAGAATAAAGAATTTAAAGTGTGACATTTTAGTTTATGGGAGTGACTTACAAGGAGTAATGATTACAGTTACTGGAAGTGATGGAGTAGTAAACTGTTGAGCATTATATGATTTATCATCCATAGTATAGAAGTCCCAAAATGCTAGAACTGGGCGTGTGCCTGGTTCTGTTAGAGAGATTTCCCAGACTTGATCCTTCTTATATGAAGAACCATATACACTTTTTACAGTATTTGGATCTGCTGGTTTAAATGAGATTCCTGTTACAAAATAAGTCCTGATTGTCTTATTCTGTGATGTCGGAGTGAGATTTAATCTATAATAGGTTGTTTGGTTTTGTGATGTTTCAATAAAACACTTTTGTTGTGCTTGAATGGTGAATGGCAATAAAAAGAGAAGTAGAGTTAAGTATTTCATTTTGGTTAGTGTTTAATGGGGGTTAATGGGATTGGGTTGTGGGATTGGTGAGTAAGGGATTGGTGAGTAAGGGATTTGAATCTGTCAGCAACAGTACTTGCTGCCCATGCATTTGGTTTTACAAAAGGAGTTACGTTACACATTCCTCTAATGTAACCAATCGCTTCTAAGATTACGCAAGAACTTCCATATCTTTCATCTGGATTAATATCAAGATGGATTTCCACATTTCTATCTTCTAGGATTTCTCCTAATTTCATATAGAGATTTGCTACATTCATAACTTCATTCATCAAACGCATTCTTGGGCGATTCTTCTTTTGATCAAAATCTCTTTCTCTTGAGATTTCACCAAAAACTTTACATCCATGTTTACCATTTATATGAACAATAATTACTGTGTAATATTCAGCATACCAAACTCCTTTCACTCTAAATCTTTCCGAATCACCACCAATATAAATTTTTGTATTTGGACCTTGTGCTTCTATGAATTCTTTGACTTCTTGGATGTTTATGGTCTGCATTTTCCACCTTAGAGTTGTTATTCCCTCAATTATATATAAAAATCCAATTTTATAATGTTTCGGATGTGTTACAAACTCTAGGGGAATTAATATTATTTTATTAGAAATAGAGCAGTTTTTGCTTTGGTTTTATCTGCTGTTCTATTTCCATTTTTATCATAATAGGTGAATAACTCTAATTTTGGATCATTTAATTTTTCCAAATAATCAATAATTAGTTTTCTTTTTTGTTCACCACTATCATCGCCAAAAATAGAAAACGCATAATCATCAACAAGAATCATTAATTTTTCAATATCAACCATAATTTCCTTTTTTATTAAATGGTCTCTGAGACACGAATTGAACGTGCAACCTTACCGTCCCAAACGGTATGCTCTACCAAGTTGAGCTACTCAGAGATTAAACTGGTGGAGTATCGGGGTAACGATCCCCGTTCTTCGGATTGCAAAACCGATGTGTTGCCCTCAATCACTAATACCCCATTAAATTATAAGAAAAGACAAAGCTGCTGGAGCAGGGATCGAACCTGCGTACGGTATTACCGAATGCGAGTGATTAACAGTCACTTCTCTTGCCACTAGAGTACCCAGCAGCTTTGTCTTCTCAACCTACCAACCATTATACCAAACTTTCCTAAAAAAGTAAAGCGAAAATTAATTCCCTTCTTCCTTTATCAACGTAAGGGTATCGTTGTCTCGCGATCAATCAATAATAATCAATCACATTTCATCTGGAGCCCCCGATAGGAATTGAACCCACAACCTACGCATTACAAGTGCGTTGCTCTACCAATTGAGCTACAGAGGCATTTTATTACTTATATCAATTAAATTGGCGAGTCTGATGGGTTTTGATCCCACTACCTCCGCAGTGACAGTGCGGTGCTCTCCCGATTGAGCTACAGACTCTTATTTCTTATATATAACAGTTACATCAGAACTCTTTTTTTCATTACTAAGTTTTTGTAAAGATTGTCGTTTACTACTAATAACAGAAAATTGATTTATTTTATTGAATTGTAATCTATTGTGAATCTTTTCAACGTCAATATTCATATCGCGTTTTTCCACTTTACCAACATTCCAACAACTAACCCCATTTATATTTAATAACGAACTACTTTTTTCTATTATACCAGATAAAAAATGATTTGTCCAGGATTCATATGTTGAATGATTTTCAATTGATTGGGTTGATTCTTTAGTATAAATCTCTAAATCAAAATATGGAGGAGAAGTTAAAACCAAATCTACATTTTGAATATCATAATTCAACATATTCAACGCATCATCACAAATCAAAGTAACCTTATTTTCAATATTGAGAAAACTAACCAATGCACATAGATTATTATATGTTTTAGTATTTGGTTCAAATGCAATATAATTTGCACCAGAAGCAATAGTACCAAGCAATCTTCCACCCCAACCAGCACAAGGATCTAAAACTGTCTGTGGTTTATATACATCACAAATCATTTTTGCCATTTGTGGGCGATACATAGTATTCTTTGTTAATCCACAGCAAAAGTATATTCCACGCTTTAGTTCAGATAAGTATGGAGTTGAATGACTTTTTCTATTCCACCTTAAAATCTTAATTAGATTATCTTTATTCCAAAGATTGCGAAAACTTTGTCCTCTATTATTCTCAATATCAAAAAAGTTTGGAAAAAAATGTTCACATAATTTCATTCCAAATCTTGATGTTGAATTTATGTTATTATTTAATGCAGTCCAATTATTCAGACTTCTCCAATCATGCTGTAATTTTTCATCTTGATAATTAACTTCAATGTTTATTTTTGAAATTTCTTCTGCTAATTGTGGTAGAATCAATTCAAACTTTTCATCAGATAAATTTCTTAATGAATTTTTTACATTTACTATTTTATAAACATCAATCATATTGAAATAATCTTTGGTTCAATTATATTATTTGTATTTATAGTTGTCCAGAGTTGATCTGACATTGATTTTATAATTTTAGCATTGTAATTTTTAGCATCACATTTCCAACCAGAATTAAAAGATTCCCAACATTGCTTGTTATAATCCAACAACTGAGAATCAAAAATAAAAAGATAATAATTTTTAATTCCAGAATTCCACTCTTTCTTATTTCTTGCTAAACAAAAATATGTATCATCTGTTTTTTCTGATAAAAATTTTAACTTTTCTTCAATCGTTTTATACTTTGTCGTTCTGGAACCATTGAGTGTTAATGTATTATTCTTTAAATCATATTCGCCAGATTTGCATGAAATTTTACCATAATCACTATTTACAATATCCTTTCCAATTGAATGTGATCGGTTTGGTTGCCAATCAGAATCTTTTCCAATCTCCAAGAGAGAAAGGTGTAGTAATTCTTCCCAATATTCTCCAAAAACAGGAAGAGAATATAAATTATGGTGTAACCTAATTTTACTAGAAATATTTTCAACAAGCATCATATTATAATTATAAACTGGAAACTATCAATTTAAGAATAAAAATAAAAGCATATATATTATTTTTAACACATGATAGGAGAAAATTATGGATGAATATGTTGGTGTAATTAAACAGTTCGCTAGTCAACGTTGTCTTTCAAATTATATGTTTTGTGAAGGACAAACATTACAAGTTCAGCAATATCAACCACTATTTGCGGTTATTGGATATACATATGGAGGTGATGGTAATACTAGTTTCAAACTACCAGACCTAAGACCAAATCCACCATCGGTTTTGAATAATGGTTGGGGCAATGAACCCAAATACATTATTTGTGTAAATGGAATATTTCCTGATTTTGATTAATTAGTGTCTCCAACAAGGTTTAAACTTAGACTTTCGGGGTCATCAACAATAGTTATTCCATACAACTTAGCAGCAGTTTCTGCTTGTTCTTTTGTATGATAGATATCAAATTGTTTTGGACCCCATTTAGTCATTTCTAAAATTGCCCAAGGTCTAAAGTTAGTATGCGTTTGATTATGTAAATCAATATAAAACACACTATCCTGTGATTTTAATAAACATATCAAATTAATCACATTGTTTCCTAAAAATTGGTGAGATTGCAGGGACTCGAACCCTGAACCTACTAGTTAAAAGCCAGTTGCTCTACCATTGAGCTACAATCTCATATCAAACAATAAAATATTAATCTCTTGGTAAAGATACAATTTCTTTAATTAAAGCAACCAATTCATCTTCACTAGATACTATAATCTTAGAAGTTACCCAATCATCATTATCATCTCTACCATCAATATCAATCATGAATCCATTATCATACAGATTGATAGTAAAAGATTGACTGACTTTAGATAATTTATCTGAAACTTTCATAATATATTCCTTCAATAATTTATAGAATTGGAGAGTGAGTTACCAAAGATCCTCTGGGAGAGTCCCAGAGGATTTGGTTATTAGAATAATTATATATTTAATTCTTTCAAACTTGAATACCAGTATACATCAATTGATTCATTTTGTCAAGCCTTTACATCCATTTTCCTGTACCAGGATTTGCTTTAGCAGCAGAAGAGGATGTTACTGGTTGCTTTGGAGCAGGAGCAGAAGATTTCATTCCCATCAATCTATCCAATTTAGCAGAAGCAGCGCTCATTCCAGTAGCTGCCTTTTCCGCACTAGATTGTGTAGAACTTAGTTTAGAACTTGCTGCTGAAAAATTTTGTGCTGTTTTACCAACTGGAGTTGCTCCAAATCTAGATTTTGTAAAATCTCTTTGGGATTTATTGATATCCGAAATTTTATTGGCAGTAGATGCTGCTTTATTAATATCAGAAAAATCTGGAGATTTAACTGGAGCAGATTTTGCCATTGGAGAAGGCATTGCCTTTTTCACTGGAGCAGCAGCAACCGCAGATTTAACTGGAGCAGTGGATTTTGCTGTAGCAGGAAAAGAAACAGTACCACCACCAGTTTTTGTAGGGACTGAAGTTTTTGGACCAGAATCAGCAACCTTTCTGGAAACTTCTGGACTTTTAGCCTTTACAACCTCAGGGGCAGTTCCAATTCCAATTTTTTGTAATCCTCCAGCAATAGACTTACCAATTTTATCAGTAACTTTATCAACTGCTGAAATTTTATTTAATGCCTTGCCAACTTCATATCCGGTAGTTGCTGCAGAAACTGGAGCAACCGCTTTAGATGCTAATCTGCCAGCAGCACCAAGAGCAGCCTTACCAACATCTTTTAAGGTAGTTTTTGCTAGAGAACTTGCTGGGGATGGTAAAGACTTCATTACTCCAGAAGTTGAACCACTTCCGATAACCTTTTCTCCAGCAGGTTTGGCAATATTAGAAACACTTGTTGATGTAGGTTTAGCAACTGCTGTAGTTTTTGGAGCAGGAAGTGCTAATTCATTTAGTTCAGTTCTAAATTGTGAAAATGATTTTGACATTCTAATATCCCTAATTATAGTTAATTTTATAAGTATATTTATAAAAAAATTAAATTAGATACCTATCAACAACCCATTGAACAAGAATATACCAACTATAAGGAGGAAATAGTACCGATAATGTTGTAGTAAAAAATCCTTTGGATAGTGCGATACCAAATAACCAAGCAACAACAAAAATAAAGTTAAAAATAAAGTTCACAGCAATCTGTCCGATAGAGTTCATTCCTGTAAAAATTCCATCAATTTAATTCCATTATTTGTTAATCTAATTACCGAATTATCTGGAAATATAAAATCTTCTTCTGGTAAAGATGAAATTGGTTTCCCGTTATTTTCAAGAATAGTTGATAACGCCTCGCCATAAGAGAATGGTCTATTGGTTAAATTTTCATAAATGGTTCTGTTAATGCTCATAACCTTCATATCCTTTTTGCATATAATACTTTTTATTTTTTCTTGATGGATCAAATTTCACATCGGTTTTTGGTTTCTTTGTAGATTTCTTTAATTCAAAATCAACATCTTTCTTTTTATTGAACGTTTTTTGACTCATGGCAGTAGGTTTGGGAATGTTTCCTTTACAAAATTATAGGTTAAAAATTTAGTTTGTAGATTTTTCTTCATCATATTTACAAACACATGGGCTTCTCTTGGTTCAAATGATTCTAACAATTGAATGAGAACTTGATTTCTCTTTTCTTCGGATAGTTTATCCGCAGTTACCTCTCCCTTTAAAAAGAGGTATGTTCTACGAATTTCGGATTCAATACCAGCGTATCTTAATCCAGGAAATGTATCTGGTTCTTGATAATCCTTCGGAAAAGATTTAACATAAAATTGAAATTTTGGATCAAAAGTATATTTTAAAACTTGCAGGAAGTGTGGAGTTGCGTTTTCTCTTAGAATTGTTTGGCGATCCGCTTTATTATCAGCATTTTCAAATTCATCTAAAATTTCATAAACATTTTTTATCATATTAATTCTCTATTAAAAATCTTCAATACATTCAAGTAGATTGATCAATCTATTCTCTACAAAATATTTATAAAGTTTTTGTTTTGTAGAAGGTTTTGATTCATCATATTCTTTAATGATATTTTCTTTGATAGCGGTTGGAATATTATCAAAATTAATTAAAGTATCATTTCTAATATAATTTCTATATTCCTCTTCGGATAAACAATCCTTTGGACTATTTTCCAACCAGACATCCAACTTCTTTTTTGAAATTGGGGGTTGCCTTCTTCCAGCGACAAATACATCATCGGGAGAAAGAATTGATGGAATACCATCTCCTTTATCTCCTCTAATAATCTTTTCCTTTAAATCTTTAGTTGGATGTTTTGACGTTACATAAATTCCAAGCATAGGATTATATTGCTTTACATTATCATATTTTTGAAGTTGTTTAAAATCCGCATCAGATGAAAGAATTAAAACTCTTTCTGAAGCACTCAATCTTGGAGCAAGAGTTCCAATAACATCATCTGCTTCAGCACCATCAACTTCAATGACTTTGTATGGGAAGTTTTCTTTTAAATCTTGTTTGATTTTATTAAGAACCTTAAAGATAAGATTCCAGTCTAGAGGGGACTTTTCCCTAGCACTTTTTCTATGTGCTTTATAGTGGGGGTATATTTGCTTTCTCCAATAGTTTCTAGAATCACAGCAAAGAATAATTTCTCCATATTCACGAAACTTTTTTACATTGGATCTAAGCGTATTTAGAACAATATGTCTAATCAAATCTTCCTCAAGTTTTTGTCGAGCATTAACTTGAGCAAGAAGACCAGAAATCATAACTTGATTCAAATCTACTAAGGTAGCCATAATATTTTTTATTTTAAATTAAATTGTACAATCACTTAACGACTTTTAATAATATAGTCTCAGAATTAATTCTTCCAGTAAGTTTATCTTCTTTAGTTTTAATTGAAGACATAATCTTTTTTAGATCAGTTTTTTTACCTTTTGATACCAAAGGTAATACTTCTAATGGTTTTCTCAATGTTTTAGACATAGAGGTTATATCGTTAAAGTTTTCTATAGTGGTTCCCTTTACAGAGAATCCAGATTCATCATTGGCATAATAAACACCAAGTTTCTTATATTTAGTATTATAAATCCAGAGTTGTGTTGCTGAAATAATTTCAGTGGGATTAACTGAAACAATTTTAGATTCAGTATCTTCTTTCTTATATTGAAGTTTAGCAACTTTCTTATCAGCACTAATTACTTTTTTCTTTTTTGTCTTTCTTGTAGTCTTAACATTTGATCCATAATTGGAACAATCTGCGATTATCCCGCCTACAAATTTTAAATATTCAGATAGTTCTTTTTTTGACCAATGTGAATATGATTCAACAAGTTGTTCATCTTCCTTTTGAATGGTACAATTTATTTCATCAATCAAAGGAATATAGTGCTCCTTAATTTGAGACATATAAATTGGTTTGATCGTATTTGCCGTCAACCAATCATAGCATTTAAATGTTGATGTTCTATTCTTAATATAATCATCAACATGCCCATCAATTTCAGCAATATAGAGGGATGCCTGATCAAATACCCTATCTTGAATTGATTTTGTTTCTGTTTTTTGATCATCATCTGATACTAGAGATTTTGTTGATGAAACCTTTATGATTTCATCAATTCTAGAACCGATCCATTCAGACTTATCAATAGTGGATCCTCTTTGAATCATTCTACAAACAAAACCAAGATTTTTAAATAAATCTTCATGTGCAGAAGATAATCCATCAAAGATTTCTTTTGAAAATTTGTTAATTTTGACATATTCTAGAGTATATTTCTTAGAATCTTTCCAATCTTTTTGATTGGAATACCAAGATAATGCTCTAATTATTGGAAGTTCTTTTTTTGGATCTCCCCAGGTGGGTTCATCGCCAATAAAAATACTTTCTAGATTAACACTATTACGTTTCGCTTCCATCTTGTATTGTATCCAAAACTTTTTGATAAACAGATTTCATAAATTTTGTTGAGGTCTTTGTTTTCTTAACCACAACTCCATAAAAACCACAATTAATTATATTGTTTACATAAACACAGGGATCAGTTAAAACAGCAGTAAAATTGTCATGGTGGTATGCACATCCATCATCATCACACTTGTATAACATTATATGATAAACATTTCCCAAATTACAAATTTCATATTTGGATTTTTTGGTATAATGAAATCCATTAATGTTAATTTCAAATTCAGATGAGGGTAGGAATGATATCCCATCAACTCCATCGGAAAAAATAGTTTTAATTGTTTCTTTCATCTCGCTCATTGTATATCAGTTCTTTCAGAAAGTAAAGCTTTAGTTAAAATATGAGATCTCCTAATTTTTACCATAATCCATGCGTTATAAAAGTTTTCCGGATAATATAAGACATCATATTCAAATTGATACTTTGCCTCATAATATGAAAGTTCACCTTTTTTTATACACAATTTTAAAATTTCTCTTTTAAAATTGTCTTCGCCATGAACTTTCACATCACCATTAAGTTCTTGATTTGAACCATAATATGATTTCCAATCAGATTCAACAAAGAATCTTTTTTTCTTACCATTAATTTGTTTTGTTTTTTTGAATTGTAAAAGTTTTTTACCAATATATTTTCGTCCATTCAAATGATTGGTAATCAAATAAACAAATCCGCAGTATTTTGGATCTATTTCTTCTACTAGATTCCCTTCATAAAACCAAGACATTTAATTATTATTCTTCCCAAGAATCATCTTGGAATAGATCAAACTCTTCAGTAATTTCTTCTTCTATTGATTCTATTAATTCTCCACAAAATGGACAGTTTATTCCATCATGCTCTTTTACTAAATTTTCATTAAATTTTAATTCAAATTCTGAATCGCAATTTTCACATATACTATTTACTACTTTACTCATCTAAAAACTCCGTTTTTAAAAGTTAACTGTAGTATTTATTAAATTAGATATTTACGCCCACACATCACTCCAACTACCACTTAATGCTCCTTTGGCATATGCTGTCGCCCTATTCTCAAAGAAATTCGTATGCTGTGGAGCAGAAACCATTTCATCAACCCAAGGTAAAGGATTCTTCTTAACCTTGAATATTCCCTTTAATCCCATAGCAATCAATCTACGATCACAAATATATCTAATATATTTTTTTAGATCATCAACGTTTAATCCTTCACATTCTCCCATAGAATAGCAAATATCAATGAAAGCATCCTCCAATTCAACCATCTTTTCAGCAATTGAATATAGTTCAAACTTTAATTCATCTTTCCAAATATCTCTGTTTTCTTCAATAAAAGTTCTAAATGTTTTAATCATCGCCTCGCAATGTAATTGCTCATCAAGAATAGACCAAGAAATAATTTGTCCCATTCCCTTCATCTTTCCTCCGCGTGGGAAATTTAAAAGCATTACAAAAGAACTAAACAACTGCATCCCTTCAGTAAATGCGGAGAATATAGCAATTTGTTGAGCAATATTCTTTGTAGAATCCATCTCTGACACCGATTCAATATACTCATGCTTATTCTTCATTTCTTCATATTGTAAAAACTCACTATAAGTTGAATCTGGCATCCCCAGAGTTTCAATTAGATGAGAATATGCAGCAATATGAACAGCTTCTCTAGCAGCAAACCCAAGAAGCATCATCCTCAATTCTGGTTGTTTTAGAATCGGTAGGTAATTGTTGACATAACCACCTGCAACATCAATATCTGATTGAGTAAAAAATCTAAAGATATTTGTAAGAAAGTATTTTTCCTTGTCTGTTAGATTATTTTGCCAATCCTTAATATCTTGAACCAATTCAACTTCTGAATGAATCCAATGCATCTTCTCATGAGTTAACCAATAATCATATGCCCAAGAATATGTGAAAGGTTTAAATGAAGTTCTAGAATCTGTTAATTTTAATTTAATCTTTGCCATTAGTTTTCCTTATGAGTGGCACGCAAGACATTCTTCACCAGAAATAATATCATTCATATTAATTTCTTCAATTATTTGCCTTTCAATTTGTTTAGATACTTTATCTGATTTCTTTAAACTATCAGAACGGCAATAATAAAGGGTTGGAATTTTATTCTTCCACGCCAAAAAATGAACCGCATGAAGATATTTAATGTGAGCATCCGGTCTGAAAAATAAATTTAATGATTGTGTTTGATCAATATATTTTTGTCTATCGGCAGCAAGATCAACAACCCATCTTTGATCTAATTCCATAGCAGTTTTGAATATTTCCTTTTCATCATCGGAAAAAATATCCATATGTTGAATTGAACCATCATTTGTTATGATATCCATCCAAACATCATCATATATTAACTTTGGATTTTCTTCAATCTTTTTCTTGATGACATCATCAAGAACATAATTCTTATTTAAATGAGAACCCGACATAGTATCTTGGCGATATGCGTTTGCTCTGATTGGTTCAATAGATGGACTAATATTACCCATGATAATTGAAGTTGATGCTGTTGGAGCAATTGCCATTAGGTGACTGAATCGTTTAAAGGGAACATCTTCTGGTCTACGACCTTCTTGAAAATCTGGACAATTCCCACGTTCTTCTCCAAGTTCATAGTTAGCTTGATCTAACTTTTCTCTAAAATTCTTAAATATCATAATATTCCTAGATTTAGCAAGAGCAGATTCAAAAGGAATATTATTTTGTTGAAGATATGTATGAAAACCAAGAACCCCAACTCCAATTGCTCGCTCTCTAAACGCAGAATATTTTGCCCTTGGAATAGAATTTGGGGCGTTATCAATGAATGTTGTCAAAACATTATCTAACATTTCAGCAATATCTTTGAAAAATTGATAGTTATCTTTATATTCATCATAATAACGAAGATTCAACGAAGATAAACAACAAACAGCCGTTCTATCTTCTCCTGTGGGAAGTAAAATTTCTGCACAAAGATTACTTTGTTTAATTTCCAAATTAATGTTTTTTTGGAAATCTGGCATTTGTTCATTAGCAGTATCAATGAATAGAATATATGGTTCTCCGCTTTGCATTCTCAAATCAAGAATCTTTTGCCAAACTTCTTTTGCTGAAACAATTTCCCGCGAATTTTCTGGATCATGCTTATCATACAAATGCCAAGAATCGTCAAAATCTGGATCTATCATACACCGCTCAATAATATTCATAAACTTGTCAGTTAGAATAATGCCGTGATGTAGATTAAGACACTTAATATTTTGATCTCCGGTCGGTTTACGCATTTCCAAAAACATAAGAACGTCTGGATGATCAACCCTTAGATACGCAACATAAGACCCCCTACGGGTAGATCCTTGCTTATATGCCAAACAAGAAGCATCATAAATTTTAAGATGGGGCATAACCCCAACAGACTTATCATCAGCAGAACGAATTTGAACTCCAATACCAACCCCACCCCCTAACATTGAAAGTGTATTAACTTCTGAAAGGGTATCAATCAACCCAGAAGCAGAATCTTCCATTGAAGAAAGATAACACGAAATAGGAAGTCCATTTTTAGATTTTCCATATGAAAGAATTGGAGTAGCAAATGATAACCAATGTTTAGATGAATACTCATATAATCGTTGAGCATGTTCTAGATTTGAACCAAACGCTTTAGATACATAAGCAAATCTTTCTTGTGGAGATGCTTCATCACTCCTCATATATGATTCTTTTAAGCGTTTAATGCCCAAAGAATCAAACAAATCATCTCTCTCCGGGTTTATCTGAATTCCTAGATATTCTTCCATTTTCTCCTTCCTTTTTTTATAGATCGTTTTCTTTTCTATTTTCCGAGTAGTGAACGTCAAATTTACCTGCTGGATAACGATTGATTAACTTATTTACATTTTCTTTAATTACTTCATTTGGATCAAGATCTAGTGCACGACAAGCATTGATCCAATACCAACAAACGTCTGAAAGTTCTAACATCATATGCCGTTTATTATCTTCAGATAATGGTTTTCCCTGGAACACTATTTTCTTTACAATTTCAATAAATTCACCAGATTCTGAACAAAGACCCATTGCTCCGGTTAATAGTAAAGAAATATTAACGGTTTTATCTTCTTGTTTTAATGAAGTTAACCTATTGATAAAAAATTCAAAATCATTGGATTCGTTGGAGGTAACAGATTCCACGAATTCCTTATATCTATTCAAATCAAAACCATTCTTATTCATTAATAAAACTCCTAATCATTGGAAAAATAGGTTCTAAAGCATTGACACAAGCAATAGCAACTTCCCTATGCTCTTTTTGGGTTTCAATACCACTTCGTATTTGTATATAATGAATCCAACTCCTCAATGAACCTTTCATATACATTCTGGACTTAGTAAGTCCTTCTGGCAGAATTACTCTCGCCTGTTCTTTGGCAATACCATTTTCAATTGCCGATTCATAAGCATCTGTAATACTTTCAATTAGCTGTTCTTGATAATCAATCCATTGACGTTGAAGTTCTTCATCATCTACATCAATACTATTTTGTCTGTTCTTTAAATCTTGAAGTCTTGCTTCTCTTGTAACAAACCCTAAATCTTTGGTTGGATCAGCATAACGTTGACTAAATTCCTGAAAAACAAAACTACGATGTCTGAGTATTTGTCTGGCAATATCTCTTGTAGTTTCAATTTCTAATGTAGCATCAACCATTTCCAATGGAGACCAATGTTTGTGGTCTATAAGATATTTGACTAGTTTTTCGGCAGTAGAATCATTATTCTGGTTGGATGGATTGGAAACTCTAGCAACATAAGCAATCTGTTCCAATAGATTTTTATCACCATCAACATCTTGAGTAAAACTTTTTAACTTTACATTCATTTATAACTCCAAATTAACATTTTTTCCATTTAGCAAATTCCATTTTTGCTCTTAATCCATCAAATGTATTTTCATTAATTATACGATGAATCTCAGGCTTAGTCAAACCATTTAAAACTGCTTCATTAATATCCTTTCCCTTAAAAGACTCTGGGAAAAGACAAACTTTAAATCCAGCATCTATTGCTCTTTGAATTTGTTTCGCAATGTGTGGATTTCTTGGTTCATTATCTGAGATCAAAACTAAATTATCTTTACCCAAAACTTCAGCAACAGTCAGATTGGCATCAGCAGTTGCCACAGAATTCTTCAAAAATAAACTATCAATTGGACCCTCAACAACCAATATAGGTTCTTCTTTATTAACCTTATCCAATCCAAATAATTTTAAACTCTCATCTAATTTTACGGTAATATACCTTAATGGATTTTTTCCCAATGCCCTACCTTGAAAAGCAAATAGATTTCCATCTTCATCTCGAAATGGGATTACTAATCTTTCATCATTATCCAACAATTCCTTATCATACTCTGGAAATATATCATGAACAAAATTCTTAAAATCCTGAGCATAATATAGATCTTTATGAGATCCTTTTGGAATCCTTCTATCCAAAACATACTTCTTAGCAAAATGACTTTCAACCAATGAAGCAATGGTAGGAATATTTAGTTCAGTCTTTTTCTTAAAAACAGGTTTCTTAAATGTGAACTCTGGTTTTTTATAATTGTGTTGTTTAGTTTCCCCATTAAAAAAACGTTCAAACGCATATTCTTTGGCAAGAGTGGAATCTAATCTTTGAATAAAATTATAAAAAGTTGTACTACAACCATCATCATTGAAACACTTATAGAAAAGATCATTTCCTTTTTTATAGAGAAACCCCCTCTTTTTAGTCTTCTTCTTCTGAGAATCCCCACAGAAAGGACATCTACAATTCCACAAATCAGAAGATTTCTGAATAAATCCTTCCAAACGGGGAGAAATAATCTTTAAATATTTCGTATCAATATAAAATGACATTTTTATTTTCTTACAAAATTAATATCTAGAGTGTAATAATACCTTAACATAATAAAAAAGTCAAACTAAAAAATAGCTTGACTTTCTGGATTTTTATTATATACTATCTATGTGGTCGGTTGATAGTTTGTTTCTAAATAATTAATCTATTTCTTTGAATGCTCTTGTACATAAGTTCTCAATAGGCATACAATATGCGAATCTAGTATCAAATGTCATTGTTATTGTTTTTGCTGTTCCAAAGATTTTATTGATTTGAATTGGGATTTGTTGATTTTCTTCACACCCTTGCTTTGGATCACAAACCTTGAGTTTTATGATTCCTAATAGACCATTGATTTTATCAATTGCTGCGATTTTATAAATTTCTTGTCTTTTTAAATTTCCTGCTACACTCTCAATAACTAAGAAACTTCCATCTAAATCAGCATCATCAATATTGATTATTAAATCTCCGATTGATGATCTCCACTTTCCTTCTATATATTTTAATAACTTTTCATTACTTTCGGTATGAAGAATAGCAAGTTCTTCATGATTATCCATATTTGATGAAAGGTTTATTGGGGTAAAATATTCTTGCCAGAAAAGACCGCCAATACACCCAAGAACAATTCCCAGACTAAAAACTTTTAATTTTGATTTGAAATCTAAACAGGACATTTTGGTTTCTTCTTTTACCATTTGGATTTACCTTTTATTATATTCCTCAATAACTTTATGCACGAGTGCTTTTGAACTTTCGGCATTTGTCATTGATTCGTTTCTAGATGAATTTAAAACTACGTTGTTCCAAATCAAACCCAAGAATGACATTAGGACGAATCCAACCAAAGCAAAGAATAATTTCCGTATTAACCGCATCTCAGGCATTTCTTGCCTCAAAGAATCTACCATTTCTTCCAAATCACAAATTCTTTCTTCAAAGTCGGCAACATTCTTTTGACTGCGAATATCGTCTTTTAGAGCGTCTAATTTATTTAATAACTCTGAATATTTCTCATCTAACTTATTTAGATATTTTTGGTTTTCTAGAAGATCTCTTTCTAATATAAAGATCTTTGACCAAGGATCTTGTTGATTATTTTGTGACACTATCTTATTCCTTTATTAAATGTTTTTGAGGTTTTCAATAAAGGGATTTGCGTCCCCCAAAATTTATATTGATTTCAATACTATTTATAATCATTTGAAACTCAAGATTTGAGAATAAACAGTGCTTTTGTAAAACGAACTTTACGATCTGTCAATCCAATAGTCCCGCCATTAATTAATTTTGTCATTTTTACTATATCATTTTTATCGCAAGTTTTATTGATATTTTTAAAATTCCAATACCAACAGGCGGATTTAATACAAATTTCTTTACTAGTTAAAATTAAATCTGGATCACTAACTAATCTCAAATCTTTAAATAGAAATTTTGAACATTGAATATAATTAGATTTTCCTGTAATTTGAATTGGACCTCTACCCCTAAATTTCCATCCTTCTTCTGGTCCATTGCCCATCCTACCGCCATATATCTTATTGGCGGTTAATTGCGGATTCTTAGCGAATGGTTTTGCTGCAACTACAGAAGCAAATCTTCTTGGGAAAGTTTTCCGCAACCCTTGAGCAGAATACTTTAAGTTCTCTTCAATATCAGTAAAATCTGAACTTTCATGTCCAGTTTGTGCCAGGAATCCAGCAACTCTTTCTGGAGTATTGATTTTATATTCTGGTAATATAAAATATAATGCGTCAAACCATTCTTCTGATTCTGGATTTACTATTATTTTTGAGAATTTTTCATAAGTAAACTCAAAAGTATAAGGATTTTGTGGAACATCAACAATAATTTTTTCTGATGGTTTTTTATCCATAGGCATTTCATATTTCAAATCAGAATATGTCTCATCTATAGCATCTTGTAAAATTTGTTCAGCTTCAGAATTTTTCTTTGCGAAAATTGAAAATATTTTTAATAATGTATTCATATAAATTTTTCTGCTCTCATTTTATATTATAACAATTTGATATTAATAAATTTCTCGCCATTGGAAATCTACCCACAATTTAGTTGTCCCCCCAATAGCTTTCCCACAAACAACATAAATTTCACTATTAGATGAATCTTGATTTTGAGCAATAAAATTTTTCTTGGCATTACTAGGTTGATTTACTGGCGCAGTACCAGTACCTTTAGCACTACCACCAGGACTTGATGTACCTGCAATGCCCCCATCTAATCTATCACCACCAGTAATTGCCGTGGCAGATAGATTATATTCTACAGCAGAATCCGCCGAAACTGAAATCCAAGTAGAATTAGCTAATGTAATATTTGATAAATTTGCTAATTTAATTAAACTCCAGTAAGCAGGAAAGTCTTCGGCATAAATATTGATATTTCCGGATTTTACTATCACTCTATTGGGGTACGTTCTAAATGAATTTTTTAATCTAATCGCAATAATAGGGTATATCCCATCTGCTACTGCAATTGATTGTGACGTTTGCCCAGAATCTACACTAAAATCAATACCAGACTCCATATATCCACCTTCCGATACCACAGTTGAACAGATTTGATCAAAGTATGCTCCGGCGGTAGTTCCAATATTTCTTATTTCACATCTAACTGGCAAATTGGGGTTGCTCATATAAACCACTGGCAAGTTATTATCATTATAAAATTCATGGGCTACTATCGTTTGTCCATTGTGAACAAATCCACAACGAACACGGCCTACTCCCAACCATTGAAAGTCTATAAAAAAAATCTGTGTTTTTGTGATATCCAAATTCCAACTACCAACTAGTCCAAAGTTAGATCCATCGGTTGAAGTTCCTGCTATAGTAGTATTACAAGTATCGCGGTTCCATTTATCTTGTGTAATTCGTCTTGTATCTGATGGCGAACCGCTTGTATTAGTTCTAATAACAAAACTAAGAACACCATTTCCATTTTGTTCAAAATATATGCCATTTAGATCATCAAAATATCCTGTTCTCTTGGTCACGTTAGTTGTATTTGCGTAAAAGTTTACAGTAGTCTTGATTAACTGACTTTTACCTGGCATATAATTATGATACATTTTAGTTTGATGTATAGCATAACTATTTACATTATTAGATGTTGCTAATCTTGCCGCAGATTGATTTGCGATGTGTGTTACTGTTCCATCGTTAGAAACCGTATCTCTAAATGATGAATCAACCCCATAAGTATGTTTGTAATCACCAAGCGTAAAGGCTTCAGATACGCGAAGTCTACCAAATGCATCTTGTTGACCATCAACAACTTTAGATGTTACCGTACCTGTTACTGTTGCATTAACATTACCATCCACAGTTATTGTATTACCTCCATCTTGGATAGTAACTGTGCCATAAACATTTTGACTTGCTGGAAAGTTAATTACATTAGCAAATATTGTGTTACCAATATTAACGGTTCCATTGACTGTTTGTGTTGCTGGGAAATTGAGTATTGATACATTCCCACCAATAGGTAAATAATTTACTGATAATACTCCACCATTACCAACTTCAGTGATATGAGTGTGAACTGGATTATCTGGAGAACTGGCAACGTTTATTGTTGGAATGATATTCACATTACCAGTAATAATGATACTTTCAGAACCCAAAGTTACAGGGAATGGGTTCAGATTGCTTACTGGACGGTTGGAATTATATACAATAGTTGGAATTGAATTTCCGGAATCATTCTTAATCTCAACTTCATTAATAATGCTATTATTAGAATCAAACAAATATGTCATATTATTCTCCAACCATTTCTATAAATCATTTGTATAGCACCGTTATTAATTTTTAAAATAAATCCACCAGAATCATTATCAACATTTCCAGTTACTGTAATTGGATTTATTGAACAATTACCAGATTCGTCTTTTATAACAACAACCTTGCCGTGTTGAGCGGTTGGTTGTAGTGTTATTGTTGTTGGTCCGGCATAATTAATTCCAACATAATAATCATCAGGAACTAAAGAGTATGTATTGCTTGTTACAAGTCTAGTGTTGTTAGATATAGTATTACTTGTTACATAGTCGAAATAAAATTTTCTATTATCTTGGTTGTATGTTAGATATTTATTTTCCCCAATAGAATTTGGATCAACATCGTCAAGATACCTAAAGTTTACTTCACCACCTCCAGGACCAACCATTGAGATCTTAGCAATCCAATCTTCCAAAAACTTCATTTTATTTTGAAGTGCTTTTATTGTAGGATCTACTTTTGGTGAATTTGGATTTGAAAATAGGTTAGTATAATTTTCTGGAATATTATCTTGGGACTTTAAAGATTCTTCTTTTGATATTGATTGGACCGTTGTTGATATTAAATCTGAATGAGAAAGATCTTCTTCATTCACTATCTCCTCAATTTCTGGTTCCTTGTCATATAAATCAAGTTCCAAATAGTCCTTTTCTAAAATATCAATTACTTCTTCATCTATATCTTTTTGTTTTTCTGCCAGATTGGAAAAGAAAGTCAATACTTCTTCCCTTTTAACTTCAGAAACTCTATGTTCTTCTTTTATTTTTGATAAAGATTCTATTAGAAAACCACTATCAAAAATATTTGTTTTATGACTTAAAGATTTATTTTTAGTGTTTTTAAATGTTTCTGATAAATTGTTTTTATATTTTGTTGTTGGGTCTTCTTCAATATTTTCAATATCTTTTTGTATCGGTTCTAAAATATCTTGATCTGAAATATTCTGCTTATTCTCTTCAAATATTTGACTTAATTGCGATAAACCTTCCTTAAAAAAATCAATTCTATTATCTAACGATTTTTCTTTTACTTCTTTAGTTGTATCTGATAAATTCTTTTTGAATTTTAGAATCTTATTACTTTCTATTTCTACATCATACTCTTCAGAAAGTTTCTCAAATAAAGACAAGGGGTTAGAAGAAACTCCTAACCCCTCTCTTTGCTTCTTTAAGTTTTCTTTAAAACTTTCTTTTGGGTCCATTTACTTCAATTCGCGTAATTTATATGCGACAGAATTACAAAGAGAAACTATAGAATCAATGTCATTTTGAATTTCAGATAAATCGGAAATGATTTCTCTGTTAGAATCAATCCACTTTGTTAGATTACCAACAATTTGTAATCCATCTGTAGATGATTCTTTAGCATTTGGAAAAGATTCAAATTTTCCATATCTACCAATATAACTTTCAGCGAAAGCATCTGCTAATGGAATGATACCATCATAAAACGCATTCAATGCCATATGTGCAGCATAACTTGAAGTCATTAAGTGTGCGAAATGGGCAGCAGTAGATGCCGATCTACAACGAGCAAATAATTCAGCACCCTTTGCCTTAGCAGAACCTGGGTCTTGAATATCTTCTTCAATTTGGGTTGTAATTTCTTTAAATGTGATTCCCATATTAATCCTCTTACATTTTTGGGGGAGTTCTTTTATATATGCCACTCATTACTGGAGACTTTGGGGTTTCTTTTGGAAAATCTTTTTTTCTCCTTTTATTTCCAGGTTGATTTTCTGGATGAACACCAGGTTCTCCCTGTGGACCAACACCAGCACCAGCAATAGCACCAGTTCCAACCGCATTTGTTGGACCTCCGCCAAGACCACCAGCACCACCATCTTCTTTGATTGAGTTTAGTTCTTTAATTAATTTTCTGATTTTTTTGATTTTATTCATAGTTTTCTTAGTTCGTTTGCGATATTAAAATCTATTGGGATGTCGGATGAATATATTATGCCCCCATCAATATCTTCAATTTTATTTGGCATATAATTCAAATATATCAAAAATGTCTTTAAACATGAATGATCAGATTCTTTCATTTTTAAAAATAACATTTTTGTACACGCATATGGATCAAATACATTATATATTAGTATAATATGATTTAATATCAACCGTTCTTTTAGATCGCCAGAAAGTCTATACTTTTGAATCAAACGTTTTATATATTTAATTCGCTTCAAGTCTTGAAAAAATTCTTGCTCCAAATAATGCGGCGAAACATAGTGCTTCGCCGCATATATCAAAAAATTCTCATTGGTCAAATTATCAATCATTAAAAATACTTAAAAATTTACTTTTCTACTACCTCAGAATGAATATCATATACACCATCTTTTAATTCATAAGTAAATTTAAAGTTATGATTTTCATTTTTTTCTTGGAAAGGTCCAGTAATATTAGAATGACTTTCACCAGAAGTTTTATACTGTCCGATAGAAACAACAATAGATCCTTTCTTTTGATCTTTAAAATCAATTTTTGGAAGTTCAATACCATACATAGTTAAAATTTTCTTTGCGCTATTCAATCCTTCTCCAATATTAGAAAAGTCTTTGGATAGAGCAATTGCCAAGTTTTTGTTGATTTCGTTTACTGTTTCTGGGTCGTTTAAATCAACTTGTCTCTTGTCAATTGAAACAACAGGAACATTATAAACTTCAGAAACAAATTGCTTAAACGTTTTCATTATTATAATCCAGTAAAGTATGGTAATCCAGAGTTGGCATCTGTTACATTTGGAGAAGACAAACAAACTAGAGTTTCTGCTTGAACTCTACCCATTCTTCCACCTGGAGTAATTGTGAATGATAAAATGTTGTTATTTGAACCAGCAACATTAGCTGAAATTGTTGGAGCAGATGAATATCCTGTTCCACCAGCATTTAGTACAACAGAAACGTTGTTACCATTTAGAACAACAAGTCTAGCATTTGCACCGGTTGTATTTGCACCAGTAAATGTTAAGAAAGTGTTTGCGTATGTATATTTTGGATCGGTATTCGCAGAAACAGAAAGAGCAGATACATATCCAATTCCTTGGAAGATCTTTACCCAACCTTGATGAGTAACTGCTTTTCCATTTGAGAAAGTTGCGTTTGCTAATCTAGCAGCATCTACTAGAAAAACATTGGTATTTCCTGGAAAGTTTGTGGTTAAATATTTTGGTATATTATTAGCGTAATCGTTAATTCCCCATTCTGACATGATAGTATTCCTATTGAAGTTAATGAATATTTATTACTGTATTTATAATATTTTTAATTTATAATTTTTGATATGGAATTTGTAAATGATCGCTTTTTGGTTTTTCATTACTAGCTACATTTTTAGTTTCCAACTCAGAAGTTTCAATTGGATTTCTTGGTTGTCCTGTCATAGTTCTATTTTTTCTGACAGTATTCATAACTTTTTCCGTCTTTTTATCCATTTTAGTTCCTTAGTATACTTTGTATGTTTTTCTGTGATATTTCATTCCAGTTGAACCAGGAACTCTCTTTAGGAACATCATTTTTCCAGTTCCCAATGCTCTCGCTCTTCTTTTCTTTGCTGTTACGCCATATAAGATGTTACTTTCCCCAGAAGTTACCATTCCTCCAGAATTGATAGTTTGAAGAGTTCTGTTTCTCATTACTTCTTGTCTTTCTGCTTTAGATTTATATGATCCTCTTTTTCCAAATTGATGTGCCTTTTTTGCCATAAAATCAATTTGTTTGATTTTTTCCATAAGAGATATAAAACTAACAACCTCTTCTTCTGTAATTAGGTTGTCTGTTGAATCGTCTAGATAAAATTCTTTTAGAAATAATTCAATATTATTATAAATCAATAATTCATCAACATTTGCTTCATCGGCAATTCTTTTGATCTTTAGTAACTTTTTAAACATTTGATAACGCTTTGATCTTGCCCATTTATATAATTGCTTTCTTGTTAAATGAGTATAATCCAATCCAATAGATGTGATAAATCTTCTCAATGGAGTTAATCTTGCCTCAAAAAGATATTCATCTTTAAAATATGAAGAAAGTAACTTTTCTTTTAATGATCTCATTGAATTTCCTTTGAATATTTCTGCTTTGCCAATTTTTTAATTATTTTTACTTTTTTACTATCTACTTTTACTGGCTCTGTTGGATATTCAGTTCTTTCATTTCCTCTCTCTGGAGAAGTAAACATTGGAAGACTAACATCAATATCCGCAGCATATGTTTCCGAATACATAGGACCAACTGTGGATGTTGATGAATATCCAATACCAGATCCTCTAGTATCAAATCCTTGGGAAATGCTATCTGTTGGTATTTTATTCAAAACTCCAGGCGTAACACCTAAAAGTTTCTTCTTAATTGAAAATTTCTTAGTTACTTTTTTATCATGCTTTTCAAATATTTTTAAAAAATCACCATTTAGAAATATATTACAAAATTCTTTTATTGAATTTAATTGTTCCCCATCTTCCAAAATGGAACTGTTGTCATATAAAATAAAATGCTCAAACAATTGATCAAAGAAAGGAATATTATGTTTTGAAATTGTTAATTTTTCTTTTCTAGAATCTTCAGAAAAACTTCTCTTTGACAATCTATTTTTACTAACGGTGTCGGAAACATCAACAAAAATCATTGCAGTAGAATATCCAAAATTTTCCAATAATCCTTTAACCTTTTCAATGTTATTAAATCTATATGCATTTGTAGAAATGATAATTCCTTCTTTTTTCATGATGGAATATTTCTTATCATTTTCCGAAATTGGATTATTAAATACAGATTCTACCTGTTCAATAGTAAATTCTTTTATACCATAATTATTAACGATATCTTTTAACATGATATCTTTCCCAGATCCTGGACCACCAACTAAAAAAATTGCCTTATTATTCATTAGTTTAAAATATTCCTTATTCTTAATAGCATTGATTCTTTAATGCCAGCTGTTCTATCCTTGATTTTTTTCATTAGGTTGGACGCATCCTCATTAGAAAAATCTGGATGTAGTAATTTTTTGAATTTTTCAACGTGTTCTGGATTAGTATGATCCAATTCTGTGGCAGTCCTCCTCATCACCGAACCGGAAGTTTTACCTCTTGGATTTTCAACAAATTTTGCTGATTCATAATCCATTCTTAAATCACCACCACGTTTATTTCCATTCTCATCAACAGATTCTGGAAATCTGGTTTTATTATACTTATCTATTAATCCCTTATATTGTTCTAATGATCCACCTGCTGCCGATTTCTTTTGAATTCCTTCATCACCAGAACCAGCAACAACTGTGATATTAACTTTTCTTCCAGGTTTATTTATATTATGCCAAGTGTGGATTAATGCTTTTTGCGGATTCTTTGTATGTCTTTCCGTTCCAGCAATAAAAGAATCGGAATGTTCTGGATATAATTTTTTTAGTTGTGTGATTTTTTCATCAACTGTTAATGGATCTTTTGATGTAGTCTTTTCTTTGGATTCTGGACCCATAACATAAACTCTATGAGAATCTGCTTTAGTCCCAAAAACTCTTGATAATAACTTATGATGTTCTTCTGTAGGTCCAGTAAATCTACCGGCAGCAAAAACTACATGGTGAGTATCACCATCATGATCTTCTTTTATTGTATTGTTTTCAGTATCTGAAGATGGAATAAGTTTTGCTCCTCGCTTGAACTTCTTTCCTTCTGGATCATAATATTCTTTCTTTTGTTGCTCTGTTTTTTCTTTTCTAACAGTTGCTTCCCCAGGAAAATGCTTCGCCATTTCATTATAGGCAGTTTCTTTTATTTTTTTATCTTGCTTTGGATCAATGCTAGTTTCTTGGGCAGAAGGATGCCATAATTTATTGGCAAAAGAATCAAAAATCTTTTGATGATGTTCTTGTGGTATGTGCTGTTTAATATGACTAACAACTCCTCCAAAAGAATGGATATCATGAACATCTTGTTCAGATGGATTTCTTTTAAACATTGTTTTATAAATTGTTGGAAGGTGTTTTGTATATTCAGCTCCCTTAGAAGGTTGCTCTTGAACAACTGGTTTATCACCTTTTTCACCAACTTTTTTCCACTTTTCTCTCAATCCTTTATCAACAGAAAAACTATGTGGGGAATAAGTGCCTTCTTCTTGAGTTTCTGCTCTCGCCTTTCCTCTACCAACCATCTTGGAAATGATCCCTGGTTTAGACTGTGCTGCCAATGCTGATTGGAGTAAATATTTGTGATGAACACCTTTCAATCCCTGTTCTAAGTCATTAATATGACTATTATGGGCAAATTTTTCAAATTGGTTTGGTTCTTGAGTTTTTTTATCATATTCTACTGGTTCAAAATCAACTTGGTGATGCAATCCAGTATCTTGGTGTTTGACTATCGCATGAACTTGACTTCCAGTACCATTAACATGAACAACAGTAAATTTTCCATGTTTTTGTCCAGGTTGTAGATAATTTTTTAGTTTTTCTTTATGTTCTTCTGGAATCTGAACATCATAATCTCCCATAGTTGGTTTTGCTTTCGTAAACCTTTCTGTAGAAACTTTTGGATCATTATAAACTTCGGCAGACCCAGAAGCAAATGTATTCTTTTTTAAAGCATTTCCAAACAAATTATGTCCATGTTGTTGGTGAAATCCTTTATCAATGGAATGGAACATCTCTTTAAAATGATTCCCCTCAACATCCCTTCTACTAGACTGGATAGAATCGGAAACTCTGTTCCCTTGTTCCGGTTTATTTGGATCTGTGAATGGGAGATTTCCTCCTTCCATTAAGAATTTCTTAAAACTTAGCATAATTATTCCTTTATTTTTTCTGATCTGCTTTAAAACTTTTAAATGAATCGGATTGGATTTTAAATGGAGAGTTCCCTTTTGGATGAAATACATTACCTTCAGATTCCCCAGCAACTTCCCAAGGTCTTGAACCCATTGATTTTAAATGTGTTTTTAATTTATTCTCTAAAGAATTTCTAATAACATTCAATTTTGCGTGTTCTGCCTCTTTTGCTTCTTTATCTGCCAATTTTCTTGATTTTAACAATTCTGGATTAATTTCGCCATGTAATTTTCTTTCAATAGAAGTATCAATATTGAATTTATTACCTTCAGACTTATCATGATCAAATGTTACATGAGAATCCCCAAGAGAAGCAATATGTTTTGGATTATGTGTGGAATTTTCCGAAAGTTTATGGTGCATAATAAACATTCCGGTGTTGCCCATTGCTTTGGGATTATATGATGTTCCTACAAATTTGATTCCCTTATCGGTCTTCTCTCCCAAACCTTTAAGAAAGAACTCACCCTTGATTGTTGAAGGTTTCCCCTCTTCATGTCTGGATTTTAGATAAGAAACTAATTTTGGATTATTTTGTAATTTGTGATGCATCGCATCATATTGAGAAGAAACTGAAGTGTCGGCATCTTCGCCCCTTTTGTTTCTTGTATATGCAGAATATTCTCCAGAATTTCTTACTTTATCTGAACGAGCAGAACGGGTATAGAATCCATGTTCATCATACCCAACTTCACCAGCAGCCCCATCTGTTTTTGGAGTAGTGGTTCCTTGTAAAGAATCGCCTTTAAGCAAGTCTCCCAATCTTTCATGGGATAACTTACTTAAATGTTCAAGTCCTTGTCTAAGTTTTTGTTCTTGAAGAAAATTTTTAAAAGATAACACAAAATACCCTAATATTAAATATTGTTTAGAGTATTTATATAAGTTCAATCTTCCAACAATTCACCATTAGCAGCAACTAATCCTTCACAATGAACTTTTTCAAATTCAGTTAAATGTTTTTTATTTATGTTGAGGAAATGAGAATGTTCTGTATCCAATCCTAAATCTAAAGATTTAAAATTACTAATTAAAACATTCATATACTCATCAATCAAAGATGGGCAAAATGAGAATAATCTAGTAACCAATAAATCTGTCGCACCAGTCAATTTCTGATCATGAAATGCCAACCAAGAAGGGATTCTTTTTCTAAAAACATATTTACCATACAGATTATCATACTGGGTAATATCAAAAGAATCTTGTAATTTATATCTTCCACTAATCTTAAATAATCTTTTGGTTGAATGAATCAACTTCATTAAGTTGGGATTTTGTTTTAATTGTTGTAAAACATTGAGAAGTAATAATGTTTCAGCATGACTCTTCATTCCAGATTTACATAGATTTTTTAAATTTTGATCAAAACTCAAATCAAGAAACCCAGAAATTTTATTTTCAAATTTTGCCAATTCATTTTTTTCCAATGGGATTACGGAACAATCACATAATATAATAGTAGCATCTGGAACGTTTCTTAAAATGCTATTAAAAGTTTCTATTGTTTGCTCCAAACGTTGATTGGCAGAAAAAACTCCAATGGTTGGTTTTATACATGATGTTACCAAAAAAACATTTTTATTTGGGATTATCATAGAAAGTCTCCCAAATTATCAGTGTCTCTAAAAATATTAATTGCCTCTGCTCTTGGATATGGATTAGCATGGTTATAATCATTAATCAAAATTCTTCTTGAGTTTTGTAACCCGTAGATAACTTGAAAATTATCAAATCCTAATGATCTAATCATTCTTTCAGTATCTTCCTTTGCGAATTCCATTCTAGCAGTAGTAAATATAAATTGTGCGCCTTTATAATACCAATCCAAAAGAACTTTAACATTTTTTTCTAGAACTACTGGAGGTTGTCCATGATCCTTATGTCCTTGCGCTTTAACGATTGTTCCATCAATATCACAAAAGAATACTGGCTTATCGTTATATTCAAACCAATCTTCGGCAGTACCAACATCAACATAATTTTCAATTTTCTTTTCTAAGAAAATTTCTCCATTTTGAATACAATGTTGTATCACATGAGAAACGAAGAATTCTGAATCTACAGAAATATTCTCAAACGCATCACAAAATAGTTTCGCGGATCTAAAAGCATATCCCCCAACACAAAAAGTATCGGAAACAACATTCTTTTCAACAACACTCTTAACAATTCCCTGATCATTAGAAATTGTAAAACTCTTTGAATGAAGTTTCTTTAATACATCATGATCAGAAATCTTAGAAACGCAAATATAATTATCTTCTGAAATATCATGATCAAAAAAACTATCACAATCTTTAATTAGAATTGGTGAAGTTAGATCAATATTTGCTTGCTTTATAATTCTATATACAGTTTCTGCTGGTCCTTTTGTTAAGGAGTCAATAACGACAATATTAACAAGATCTCCAAGATAAGATCTAATATGTTTAATTACATCATATTGATCTTGATGTTCTTTAAGAACTCCAATGGTAATATTATGTTTATGTAGGTATGGGTTAATTGCTGACTCCAACATAATACTCTTTTCATATGTTGCCAGAGTATACTTTGGACGCATATTGGCAAATCTTGAAGATAATCCAGCAGCGGGTACTATAATTTCCATAATTTATTAATCTCTTTCAATAAGAATTGTTGCTCAAAAGAATTTTCTTTTGCGTGTTTGTATACTCTCAAAAGCATTAATATTAAAATATAATCATCATTTGCTTCTGGGTAAATATCTAGAATTTCTTTTTCAATAGCATTTAGTTTAACATCTAAAGATAAAGAGTCTAGTCGTAAAAACCACTTACACTTTAAATCTTGTCTTAATTTTGCTATATCAAATATATATGAATCATATTCTATAGTAGCCCCATCTATAAGATAGAATTGATTATCATTTCCATACAATATATTTTCTAAGGTCAAATCTCCAAAATATTCTGAATTATACAATATTTTTGGTAGTTTGTCAAATATTTGTTCTTTATTAAATGGAAGTAGAGAAAAATCTATATCATTTAATTTATTTTCATATATAGTTGAATAATCTTTGGGTTCTTTATTATCTGAGAGTTTTTCTAGGGTGTTTAAAATAAATTCAATCAGATTTGAAATAGAATTGAACTTTAGATATGATTTAATGTCTAAACTCGGAATATATTGTATATCCAAAACGTTAGACTCTTTTTTATAAATGTCTGGAACATTAAATCCTAGAGTTTTTAAATGAGACAATCTTTCATAGTTCCTATCAACATTTTCAATTTTTCTAACAAAGATTGAATCATTATCTTTAATAAGAAAAACTTCACTACCAGAAAATCCAGATAACTTCCTTATTATGGTTTCCATCAACTCAAATTTTTTATATATATTCTAGTTGGATTATTAATATCTCTAGGGATTCTTTTTACTATGAACTGGTTTGAATTTATAGCATTTCTCACTCTCTCCTCATCCAATTCAACCATATTGAAACAATTGTAAGTATTAAATTCAACAGATTTTGATTTATCGTGAAATTTATTCAAATAAGAAATATACATAAACTCTTCATGGTGATGTAGACTACAAGTATTTCTATATGATTCAAAATATTCCATCATATCTTTAAATATATCAAACCTAAAGAACATTCCATCATGATTTGATTGGAGAGTAAAAAATTCAGCACCTATCTCTTCTTTAAATTTCTGAAACATTGGACTTCCCTCCCAAAAACTAAGATAATCTTGGTTTGGAATTCTCCTTTCATAATATCCAAAATCAAATTTCTTCATGAATTCATAAAATCCATGCCTTACAAATAATTGATTTGATGCCAAAAGTAAAATATGGGTTGCTGTTATTTCAGATTCTTTTATGAAATCAAAGAGTTCTAAGTGTAATGGAATCATTGTTCCAAACTTTTCAACCATTTGTTGTTTTCTATCAACAATAAAAACAGAATTTTGAGTCTTTATATCATCTAAGTTTTCGGTTGATCCATTAGATATTATTATAGCAACATTTTCTTTATTGAATTTTTTTATATTTAAAATAAGATCAAGTAGACATTCCTTATTTTCATGAAAAGTTATTAACACAACCAAATCGTAATTCATTCATTTTACCCAAGATTCATAGTCTTCCCTAACTAAAGAATGCCATGTTCCGTTATGAAGACCTGGTGGAAAAGGATGGTTTACATCTATATATTGAAGATTTTTTCCAACCAATTCATATGCTTTGATATTTGCTTGAAGCATTCGCTCACCAATCAACTCAACTCCAGTTTCATAATATTCATCAATATTTGAAAAAGTATTCATGTACTTTGACATAAATGCCGAATTAGAGAATGCGAATTGATCATTACAAAAATCCTTTTCTGGAGTCATGTGACAATTTGGAACATATATTTTATTACTACAGAGTTCCTCAAAAGGAATCTTAATATTCAGAGCAAAATCATATCTGGTTCTTATAACCCAATCATAAACAAAATTATTTTTCGTTTCATACTCATTTTTCAAAATGCTTGATTGACTTATTGAATAAAATGATGAGAGTGTAAATCTAGGAGGATATTTTTTTGGGTCTGGAGTATTTGTGTATTTTCTATCATAAGATTCATCAAACATATAATCTTCAAATTTATATGATTTGGGATTATATAATTCTAAAATATCATCATTAAGAGTACTGTTCCAAGCATGACAAAAAACATCAATATCATATAAATTTAAAAGATTTTCTTTATAATAATTATATGCTACGTTTAGTCCTCTTGGTTGTCCAGAAAAACATAGCGCAATTTTCATCGTAGAATACTCACAGGATAATTAAGGTGCTCATGAGGAACATTATTATTAATTAGATTTCTCAATAAAACCATATGGGGACAATATCGTTCTTCATTATGTATCATAATATTTTCTTCCCCATACTTCATTCCAAATCTAAGAAACTCATCAAAAGTAGGTTCAAATTTTTTAGAATGTAATTCCTCAAAAACGTCATAAATGAAATAATGTTTTGAATATTTAAATGGAGTTATACAAAAAATATCAGAAATAATATTATATGCCTGTTCAAATGGAGTAGTTACTGCATCAATATTTTGAAATGTAAATACAGGATTAAAGTCAATATCATATCGACAATAAACTAATGTATCATATTCCCCATCAATCAATTCAAAAGCCTTCTTTCTTCCAAAATTCATAGAGGCATGATTTGCCAATTTATCAATGGTTGATTTTTTTGGATTGTTCTTTTTTATATTAGTTTCAATTTCATCAAAAATAGATTTATAATTATTATAATCTTCACTAATAATCTTTTTTGGATTCAATTCTTCAATAATATAATTTGATTCATCATCATTAGTTGACCATAAGTGACAATAGACATCAAGGTTATTCAATGAAATAAATTTTTTGATTTTTTCTTTTGTTCTTGGGAAAGATCTAAATTCCCCAGATAGTACTATACAATTCATTTTACCCAATACCACACATCAACGTCAGTTAAAGAAATTTTCTTTCCAATCTTATTGGCAAATTCTGTTGCTGCTCTATTAACTCCTGCAATTGCTGTAAAATCATGCCCAGCAAAGATACCACCAACCTTTAATTTGGAATAATAATTTTCACAATCTTTACTTAGTTGTTCATAAGTATGAAGTCCATCAATAAAGATAAAGTCAAATTGATCATCATGAAAATCTTCAACCGCATCATCAGAAGTTTTCTTATGAAGAACGAATCGTTCTCCGAATGTTGATAACCGTTTCGTTGCTACATCAAGAGTATCATGTCTTGATACTAAATCATTACCATTCCAATCAATATAATCAGTATATGGGTCAATGCTATGAAGAGTCAATTTTTTTAGAGTATTTAATAAATGAAAAGATGTGTCTCCAACATCACATCCAATCTCCAAACCAATTAGATCTGTTCTACGATCAACCAAATCAACCAGTCCAAATCCAGAACATTTAAACCCAGATTTTGGAAGTTCCATCATTCCATAAGACGTATCAAAAATAAATTCATCAGTCATAATATCCCCTCATTTCAAAAATATAGTATTAAATTTTTCCATTACTGGGTTTGGTTTAAATTCAGACACCAAACTCTTATAATCATAATCATAAACTTCTTTATCTTTTAATTTAAAAAGTTGTTCTCTAATATTATGTATATTGTATAAATTTCCAGTATTCTTCAAAATTTCAACATGATTTTTATCAGTTCCATCTTCCCAAGCAAATACTGGTTTGTTGTGGAACAGAAACTCACAAATTGCCAACCCAAAAGATTCGCCTCCAGATCTAGCATGAAGCATAGCATCACAAGAATTAATAAAATCTGATTTTAATTGGGGATCAATGATAGGATTTAAAAATATAATATTTTGATGATCTATAAATTTTGCGGTGTTTACAAATACAAAAACAAAAGAAGAATCATTATTTACAATATCAAATACAGTCTGCATCACAAAAGGAATATCAAATTGATGGAGTCCACCGTATCGTCCAACAACAATTTTATCTTTTGGAATATTTAATATATCTCTAATATTGTGAACTCTTGTTTCTGGCATATCAACAATATGTGGCACATAATCCACTTTTCCATTAGAAACAGTCTTTGCCAACCAATCGGAGATGTAGGCATATCTATCTCCATGCGGTTCAAAAGATTGAAATACCGCATGAATTAAGTTTTTTGAAGTTTTAGTAACCAATCCATCATTGAATCCAGCCTTAATAAAATAAGTAGCATCAATATTTTCCTTTTCACAAATATTATTAAGATCCGATAGGGAAGAGTATGAAATTACATTATAATTATTTTTTAAATCTTCAAGAACATCTGCTTGAGTTAAAGAATCTTGACTGACTCCAGGATCATAGAAACTTTCCGGATAAACAATTACACTTTCGTTACCTAGAATTTCTTGATTATATTTGGCATAATCTTTTACTGCAATAGTAGTGCCCCTATGACAAATTGTATTTGTTTGAAATGCTACTTTCATTTTAAAACTCCAGAGAACGGATCATATTTTCTGTTGAAAATGTTCCGGAAATGATTTCATTACATCTGCTTTCAAATAATTCAACGTTATTTTCAAATCTGCCTTGATATAGATGATAAACTCCTCCATGAAAATGAGTTCCTACGGCAAATCCTCCATAATTACCAAGATTCCAAACCCCTTCTGTTGAAGGTCTTTCATAGTGTGTTGGATATAATGCTCTATATTTAACGCCCTTTTCTTCTGCTACATAAGAAACTTCTTCGGCAACATCAGATCTTGAATTTTCAGAAAATTGAGGTTTTCCCAATCTTTCATAACAACTCTTCGTAATGAAGAAAAATGCTGGGGCAGCAAAAACATGAGAATATGGCGCAATGTGATTACTACATTGAGCAATTCCAATAAAAGAATCATTGGTTGTGACATACTTAATCGCATTTTCTACAACATTAAAATTTGTAGGTACGCAATCATTATCAAAGAATCCAAAAACATCAGAATCAATTTGATCTAAAACGGCATTCATCCACAATCCATGGGGTGCACCATTCATATTATGATATTGGACATTGAATCCAAAATGATCAGAAACTTTTTTGTTGGATTCTTGTAATCTTTTTCCATTATCCCAATAAAGAGAGTGTATTGAAACTCTCATAATGTTTTTACCCAATCGTTCAATCTTTTAATAACTTCTTCGGAAGTATGTCCATCCAATTCTGGAGCCTTGTCTAATGTTGGAATATCAATTAACATATTCCAAAAGGTATCTGGAATATGATATGTAATATTGCCGGAAAATAAATTCATCCCAGCAATAAACCATCCATCATATGCAGGTTCATCGTTATGAAGTTTAGATTTCCAAGAAATTGATTTATTACATTTCATTAATGAAATGAATAGTAAAATTCTATGAGCATATAATTGATCAAATGTGTGATATCCATCAGAAATTTGACCTGGATTTTCAATATTAAATGTGATCTTTGGCATTTTGTCTCCATGGGAATTCATTAAATTTTTGTTTCACTTGTTCATTTCCAAATTTGAAAAACTCCGGACTTACAGAACCAACATTCCCCTCTAATCTATAATTTAGAGTATATTCTCCAGTACAATCATATTGTGGAAAATATTGTTCCATTGCCCGATAAAATACTCTGTCTTGTCCCCAACCGCCATGAAACGCATGGCAAATCTTAATTGCTACCTCTGTCTTTAGAGCATAACAATTGGTATCAATATGTTTATAATTTGCGAACGGATTCCATTTACCCAAAGATTCACAATCATCTTTACAAATATATTTTCCAGATTTATCAACAATATTTCTAAGGCAGTATGCCCAGTCTATATTCTTCTTTTCAATAAGATCAATCATTGATTTAACATGATTCTTTTCAAACCAACAATCTTGGTCCAGAAAGAAAACATATTTTGAATTTATTAAATGTGGGATTGAAGCATAAACTCTATGTCCATAGAATCCATTTGCTCCAACATTTTCTGGAATTGTCATTACGACATAATTTCTTTCGGTATGATCTATATCATATAAAATATCAGTGACTTTCTCTTTGTTCTGATATCCATCAATAACAACATATGCCTGAACGTCATAGGACTGATTGAAAACTGATTCCACAGCAGATTTTAACGTTTCGGAACCAGTTGTTGGAATAATAACACTAGATTGTCTCATAAAACTAAAACTCCATAATTTTCTTTTGCGTCTTCAATATGGTCTAGAGTATAGATGACTGCTTTAATACCATAATCTTTAATACATTTCATACATCCAATACAAGGCATTGCTAACCCAGAAATAAAATTATTTTTCCTACAAGAATCATATTTTACTCTAGCAACATATAAAAAAGAATTTTCAAATTTATCAAATCCAATTCTTTTATCAGCATTGAAAATTGCTGAAGTTTCTGCGTGCCAAAATATAGCATCAGCATTCCTTCCATATTTTCTTTGATATGGATGAGTTTTCATTCTATTTACACCATACGAAATAATTCTATTTCTATGAACTAATGCTGACGCAATCCAAACTTTTGGGTGAGATCCAGAATGCGCCAGAACTTTCAAATTATTTAAAATTTTAAGATTTACCTTCATTGAAATAGTTTACACTATGACAATAAAAAAGTCAATATAAATTAAACCTTAAATCCTTCAAATGATTTTTTTGGTTGGTTGAATTTTGAATGTAATGATTGTTGAGGAAGTTTTGGTTCCTGTCCAGAATCAGTTATTTGAGTTTGGGCAGTAGCCTCAACATCATATAATCTCATCTTTGCCCTATCAATACCAACAACAAATCTTTTATTGTGATTCTTATCACCATATCTACTTTTAATTTGCTTAATCATGATTTGACCAAGAGAATCCAATTCCTCAGTGGCAATTAAAGCAACAATCCAATCTGCGGTCATGCTGGTTCCATGAGATTCGGAGACATCTTCCATAGTTGGATCAGAACTTGACCCACCTCCACGATTAAACTGAGATGAACTTAAAATTGGGACTTTATGTTCAACTGCCAATCCCCTCAGTTCTTCGGCGATTGCCTTAACATATGTATAAGAGTTTACCGTTGAATTTGATTTTAATCTTGAAGAACAGCAAATATTCATATAATCAATAACAATAATATCAGGAACAAAATTCTTCTTTAAGTTTAATTCATTTAGAAGAGTTCTAAAATGAACAACTCCAGCAGATGCTGTTGGATATTGTTTAATTATCAATTTACCAACAGTATTGCTTCTAATCCTGGTAATTTTTTTATCAAACAAATCCTTTGGCATTTTCATCAGATCATCCATAGAAACATTCATAAGATTAGCATCAACACGTTTGCCGATTTCTTCTTCGGACATTTCCATAGTAATATATAAAACATTCTTTCCAATTTGGAGATAATGTGAAGTAAAATGACATTTTGTCAAAGTTTTACCAACATTAGTTCCAGAAATCAAAAGATTGAGAGTTCCTTTTGGAAGTCCCCCATTAGTTATCTTATTAAAATATTCAAGATCAAATGGAATCCTTTCTTCTTTTCTATGATAATATTCATATCTTGATTCAAAATCTTCAATGAAATCATGCCCAACACTTTGATCAAAAGATACTGCTAAAGCATCCGATAATATTTGTGGAATAGACCCCTTATCTAAGGATTTATTTTTACCATCAAGAATTGAAATTGATTCAAGGACTCCATTATAAATTGCCTGATCTTGACAAAACTTTTCTGTCTTATCAACTAACCAATCTTGTTTTGCCAATTCATCTTTTGAAGAATGAATTTCTTCTAAAATCTCAACACTTCTTTTATAATCATCTTCAGATATATTATTTTCATTTAATTGAATTATTAAAGATTCAAATGTTGGATTTGTATTATATTGATTTACAAACTCTGAAATTTGCTCATATACCAATCTTTCGGTTCTATCAGAAAAATATTCTGCCTTAATAAAAGGCAGAACTTTCCTAGTATAGTCTTCATCATATATTAAATGCTTTAAAATCGCATTTTCAATTCTCATTTTATCTCCGAATTACTGGATTTGTGATTCTTCTTCCGATACTGATTGATTTTGAATCATTATATTAGATAAAACATGTCCAATATGATTCTTAAAATCTTCATTTTCTAAAAGACTATCAAGTCCGTTTGAATCTACAAGGTCAAATTCATACGATAGCATCGCTTCTCCAGATTCTTCATCTTCATTAACATTAACTCTACCATAACGATATACAACCCCTTCAAATTCTCCAGTCAAAAGTTCAACATTAACAATTGTACTTTCTTCTGTTGGATCAACAAATTTAAAATCTACATCTTGTGTTAAATCAATCATTTTCAATGTCCTCGTCTTTTGTGTTAATTTCTGTATTAATTTCCAAATCAATTTCTTCATAAGATATAATAGCACCAGAAGAAATAGAATATCTGTTATATATAGCATCTTTAAAATTATTTGAGTTTAAAATTGAATCCCAAAAATCTTTTGTGTTAGTTTCTTTTAATCTATATTTCTTTTCTTCAACCTCTCCAGTTGTAATATTAACTCTAGAATACCAACCATTTGATGGTTTAGTTACAAATCCCAACTCTAGGGCAATATCAATCAACCCAGAATATTTACTTACCCCATTATCAAATGAAATTGAAATTGGAATCTTGGATTTCTCTCTGACATACCTAGATTTTTCAACATTAATGATGAAATTATATCCAGAAATTTCAGTACCTTCTTTTTCTTGCTGTCTACCAAGAATGTAGATGTTATCAGCAGCATAATATGAGCCAGTGTTATGAGTAACCACCCCATTTTCTAATACATAATGTTCCGCATCTTTAACAGAAATATCATATACTTTTCTTTTACCTATTGCATTTACAGTTTTAATTTGCATCATTTTTCCTTTTACAATTATCATTATGCCATCTTTTTAGATTTCCGGCAATTGTTACAACATCGCAATAAACACATTTATGTTTCAATTCTGGGTTTAATTTTTTAGGGTTGACCCATTCTAATTCACTATAAATCAAACCAATTTCCGATATAGGTGCTCGGATAATTTCCATAGTGTGTATATTTTGCAAATTTGTAAAACCTTTTCTTCCTATTTTAGCCCTATGTTCTAAAGACTTAGGTTTTTTAGCAACTTTTGATACCCAATTATCAATAACTTCCTGACTTTTTATGTTATTTCTATTAGATTCTTTAATTTTTTCAATTGTTTCTTTATTATGAGTTTTCCCAAAAAATGGATTTCCTTCACCCGTCATTTGTATTGATACTGCTTGACTATGAGCTTTCCTAGCATATTCATAATGTTTACTAGAATATCTGGATTGATTATCCGATGACATATACATCATAAACCAAGCGTGTGCTAATTTAGAAGTTCTATATTGTTTAAATAATAACCAATGACATATAAAATGTTCTCTGGCAGTTAATTTTACTAAATTATCTTTAATATCTAATCCACCCATACATTTGGGCACTATATGGTGGTTTTCATAATAATTTAAATCATTAATACTTCTAATATTAGCCCTATTAATTATTTGGTTGTATATTTTAGCGTAGTTCATAGTAATCCTCTGTAGTATAATAGGTATTTATAAAACAGAGAGTTTCTATTATACTACAGATACATCATCACCAACAAATAAATTTTTAGCCTCAACCCATTCATTATTAATTAAAAATTTATGTTTATCTGAACAGATTACCTTATATCCATCTTCAAATTCAACTTCAAAACATTCAGGTTCACCGTCATCTAAGGTTTCTGGATTCCATGTATAAGTGACTTCTTTATCCCCATCTAAAGTTTTAACTAAATCTCCAACCAAAAACTCTTCAACATTCTTAAATGAACCATCTGCCAATTTGATTTTAGTCCCTTCAACTAAACACCCTCCGCCAACAATATCTTTAGCATATAATTCCATAGTCTTGTATGTGTGATTTACAACAACCATAGGAATATCTTTAATTGATAGATGCGGAGTCACCATTCTAAAAAGACTCTTGATTTGTTTTGCTCTACTCATATCAGCAACAGATTTTCCATCAAGAGCATCTTCAACTTCTTTCTTTGATGCCAAATTACCAATAGAGTCAATAAGAATGATAATCTTATCTCCCCGTTCAATGTTAGTAATTTGCTGCATTATATCAAATTTCAATTGTTCAATATCCATAATTGGAACATGAAGAACCTTTTCCAAATCAATTCCAAAAGAATTAAAATATGATTGTGGGGAACCAAATTCAGAATCATAAAACATTAAAACCGCATCAGGATACTTATCCATATAAGCCTTCGCCATAAGCAAAGAAAATCCTGTTTTAAACATTTTACTAACACCTGCCCACATAGTCAATCCGGAAGCAAATCCTCCATCAATCTTTCCGGAAAGAGCAACATTCAATACTGGAATTGATGTTGAGATCATATCTCTATCAGTAAAGAACTTTGATTTTGAAAGAATAGAAGCTTCTTTGATAGTAGAATTCTTTTTAATCTTATCCATTAAACTCATAATTTTTCCTCAATATTTCTAAAAGAAATCTTCAAATGAAAACCTCTTTTCAGTTTGCCAATCAATCGTTTCTGTTATTGCGGTCAATGGTTCTAAAAATACTTTATTAAACATTAAATCATAATCAATAAATTCAACCAAATCAAATTCTTTTGGAAGTTTTTCTGGAAAAGAAATGACATTTTCTTTAAGAAAATTTGGAACTTTCAAATAACAAAACTTAATCTTATCTCCATCTTTAATAAATTCATATTCAGAATCTAAGTTTTTTTCAACAAGTAACTTATTAAAAAGAATGCTGCCACGAACATGAATTGGAGTTCCTTTTTTATATAGCATAACAGAGTCCGAATACTTATATAATCCTCGCATCCCTCTTGGGAATGATATTTCTTCAACACTTAATGATTTAAACTTTACTTTAAAGTCTCCAATGTAATCTTGGAGTTTTTGTTCGGTATCATTAAGAATAATCTTAACACAATCTTTCAATGCGCCCCGAACAATTGCTGGAGTAGAAGACTTTACGATTTCCAATCCAGTAACTTTAATTTTTGGTTCCGCATAAATTACACCTTCATTTGAATATACATTAAGAGCATATCTTTTCTTAGCAACGAATACAGAATTTGAACATATCTTTTCTAGTTTGTATGACAGATCATTCTTATATGAATTTACATAATCACTTAGATTTTGACAAAAATTATCAACTTCCGGTTGAACTTTTTGGGTAATCATCTTGATAATAAAATTCAGAATCTGCTCGTTATTATACTCCTTTGGGCAGATTTTATCAACTAATTTCTCAAAAGAAATAGCAAGGCTATCCGTATCCATATAAATGACATAATCGGATTTTGTTTTTAATACAGAATTCAAATACTTATTCATGCCAGTTTCAACCCAACGATTGGATAGTTGTCCCTCCAATGTAATTGCTTCTGCTAATTTAACATCAAAAAATCTAAAATATTTATTACCAGTTGCCCCATAAAGAGAGTTCAAACATAATTTCTTTGAATTTTGAAGATTATTAAATTTTGAAATATCATATTGTAACTCACTCAATCTTCTTTTCAATTCTGGAGAATTATTCTTCTTCAATTCTGCCGATACTACTTCATACTCTTTTTGAGCAGACAACATCTTCTTTTTATAATCTTGTCTAGCCTTAAACATTGTTTCAACCATTTCTGGAAGAAATCCTTTTTTATCAGTCCTAAAGAATTGTCCATTTGGAGTCAATGTTACATTATTATCTTTCAACTTTGAAAGATCCACAGATTTTGATAATAATTTATCTACAGAAACTCCACTAGAAAGAATCCTTCTCATGTCATCAGTATAATCTTCTGGACTAACCAAAGTCTCAATACTAATGTTCTTTGTCATAATGATTGAAGGATATAGAGAAGTCGCATCAAGAGTAGCAACCCACCTGTGCATTCCAGTAATAGGATGTTTTACATAAGCACCAGCATATTCAACATCCTCACGATCTTCTTTTTGTGGAATTTGAATATTCTTTTGTCTCAAATAATCATAAATTAAAGAATCCCACATTCTTGTCTGCTTAAACACATCTTCATAATTTGTTTTTGAATCGTATGCCAAGGTTAAACAAAGTTCAAACAACTTACACTTTTCATTCAACTTTTCAACCAGATAAACGTCTTTTACGTTATATTCATAAAATTTTTGCTTATCTTCAGTATAAAATTTATGGAGAGAACCATCATAATCAACTTTATTTTCGCCAAGTTCTTCTTCGGCAATGAAGTCTAGTTTGTAAGATTCTTGGGATGTACCTCCTGGTTGATATCTTTTATAGAGATCAAGATAATCAAGAGAAGATATACCAAGAACTGAATAAGAAACTTCTTCCTCATACTGATTAAATTTAGGATTAAATTTCTTTGTTCTTCTATCATGGATAATATTCCACGGAGACAATTTCCTAGTTTCTTTCTCACCAATAATTCTATAGCAACGATTGATAAGATATGGAATATCAAACCCAGAAGAATTCCATCCAGACATAATATCTGGATATTCCAAAGACCAAATTTCAATAAACTTCTTTAAAAGAGTCCATTCATCTTGACATTTGATATAATAAACATTATCGGGACAATCAAAATCATGATATCCAAAAAGATAATATTTTTCTTCACCAACAAACTTTAGCGCAATAGATGTTATTGGTTGGAATGTATCTTGAGCAGAAGCAAATCCTCCGGTTTCTGGATCTGAATTTACTTCAATATCAAAAATAGCAATTCTTATTTTATTATAATCCCATTCAATATCTGTTTGGAACATATCAGAAATCAAGCAATATTCATATTGAGTATTACCATAAACATGAAAGTTTCCAACACTTTCAAATTGAGAGACAAATTCTTTTGCCTTTTTGATGGATTCAAACTTGATTTTTTTTAGAGGATCTCCATACAGAGTTTTGTATGGAGATTCTTCATTTGTTGGAACAAATAATGAAGGTTTGAATGGAACTTTTTGTCTAATTTTCTTTCCATTTTTAATACCAGTATAGAGAATATTATCCCCATATTGCTTGGTATTTAAATAAAAATCACTCATGATTAAACAATCAATTTCTTTTGTGGAGCGATAATTCCAGCACCAAAGATACTATTATATTGATTTAGAAAATCTTCGGATGGTTCACAAACAAACATAATATGACAATTTTCAATTTCAATCTTTTTATCATTAGACATGATTGGAAATGGAATGAATTGAAATTTTGGTTCTCCAGTTCGTGAAGGAACCATAATTACTTGAACAACATTTTCTAGAGTTGCTAGTCCATTGTTAGTGCTAAAATCAGCAAGAACATCTTCTCCAGTAGTTAACTTCACACATTTAATATTTGGCATTATTCTTCCTCAGTTGTTTGTTGGGGTTCAATTTTTAATACTGGTGATCCATTTTTTGTTGGAACACAAATTAGTCTATCACCTATACTATCATACAACTTTGACTTAATCAAGTCTAAATATTCTTCAGCTTGATTATCAGTCATCATTGAGACATCAGCATAAGCAACAACTTTATCATCTTGTTGTGTCCTTAAAATTTGAAAATCTAGTCCAGTATATGATACAATAACTTTATTCCCCTGCTCTTCAATATATTTTACAAATTCATCATTCCTCACTTCTGACAGTTTTTCTGTAGCAGACTTTTCATCAAGTCCATAGATATTAACCTTTAAAATGAGAATATCATTTTTTTGTAAATTAAGTTTAGCAAACTCAATTTTATTTAAGTCTTCTTCCATTGTTTATCCTAATTTTATTACATTAATTTTACATTTCTTTAAAAATTCAATACCATCAGAACTCCTATATTCTTTCTTATAATAGAATTCTTTTATCTTTGCCCCATATATCAATTTAGCACAATTCATACAACAACTATGAGTACAAAATAAACTAGCACCCTCGGAAGACTCATGAGAAGAAGATATCTTCATCAACATTGCTTCTTCCGCATGAGTGACACAAGATTTTGTTTTTAGATAATATCGCTCCCACTCATCGGCGATTTTGTTGGAGTTTTGTTTATATGGATACTTTTCATATAGTTGATAAAATTCTAAATTAGAAGAATCCTCTTCCGTTACAAAAATTTTATTTTCACAAACATTATCCCATCCACGAGGAGTGCCATTCCAAGAAAAACTGATTATATTATCATTCTTAACCAGAACCGCGCCAACTTTCAATTTTTGAGCATATGATAATTGTGCAGTTCTTTCAGCAACATCCATATAATAATCAATCATTCTTTGTTTCATATCAAACGAACAAACCTATTCGTTCGATACAAATGACATATTTTCCTTCAACATATAGCGTAATGTTCTATCGGTTGGAGCCTTCTTTACTGCCATGAATGTTTTTCCTTCAATAACCTTTTCCGGAAAATCTTTTGATGTGTAATATAGATCAGAATTGATTTTACTCTTTACCTTTACTAGTGGTGAGGTAAGACCCTTCTTCTTAGTCATTTTTATTCTCCGATTTTTTAGTAAAAATATATTATAATATATATTGAAATATAAGTCAAGGGGGTGAATTACCCCCCTCATATTACTTATCTTCAATTAGAAGATTTGTTTGGGAATTTCCAATTGGAATTAATCGGGGTTTCTTTTCCTCTGGAATTACATTCTCAATACCAATCTTCAAAACACCATCAATAATATCGGCACTTCTTACAATAGAAGTGTCAGTAAGAGTATAAACATGTTTGAAATCTCTAGCAGCAAGTCCATGATGTAAATAAGAAATTTCAATTTCCGGTTTCTTTGAGATTCCAGAAACAATCAGTTTATTGTGATTTGACTCAATTGAAATATCGTCCCTTGAGAATCCAGCAACAGCAATTTGAATCTCATAATTATATTCGTCACATTTAACGATATTGTATGGGGGATATGTTGGGGTTTTTGTATTTCCCAAAATAGAATCCAATTCTTCTAATGTAGAAAATAAACGATCAAATCCAACTGTTGAAGGCAATAGGTTTTTACCGTAAGCGTAAGTCATAATTGTTCTCCTTTTATAAAAGCGAGTTGATGTTAAAGATACTTTCCCGAAGGCAAAGTAGTTGCTGGTTCCGCCGCCAGCATCCCTTTTTCGTATGGATCGGTTATATTAGACGCCAGATTTTTTATTTATTACTTCGCATGATCTGGACTCGAAGACTTTAATATCTATTTATATATTTTTGTTATAATTTTTCTTAGATCCAATAGAATATTTTTGCTCTAGAATCCACTCATTTTTTTCTCTGTGAG